GCGGGCGGCGGCCGCCTCCTCTTTTTCTTCGACATCTTCGTCGTCTCCATCGTTTTGCGGCGATCCGCCGCGCTCGAACAATGCGCGGCGGACCAATACCTGGAACTCCTCGAGCGTAATCCCCAGCGCGTCGGCCTGTTTTTGGAACTCGGTCCGCCAGTCCCGCCCCTGCTTCGCATAGAGCGTGGGGAAGGTCAACGAGCCGTTGCGGAGGTCCTTGTCCTGGCTGGCCGATTCTTTCGACGGATCGACGTGGCCGCGCTGGTCCCAATGCCACTCGTGATCGTACTCGGTGATATCGATGTCGCTGGGCGCGATCCCCGATATCTCGGAGAGCGTTTCGCGGAGCCATTGCTCGAAGACCGGCTCTACGACGATGATCTCCAAATCGTCGCGGTCGATCTTGTTGTCGTGATCGTAGCTCTGGTTGTCCAAGCGGCCCGAGGCGTAGTTGTAGCGGCTGGAATTGCCGGTGGCGATGTTGGCCGGCATCAGCAACGGCCGGGCCTCCTCGGTCACGATCTGCTCGTTGAATGCGTCAAAGGCCGTGTTCGGGTGCTCGCTCTTGACGGTTTTAACGTCGTTCCCCTCGGGGGCGACCATGATCCCGCCGAACTCAAGGTCGAGAACGTCCAGCGCGCGGCGCTCGAACTCCGCGTCGTCCATTTCCTCGTCGGGCGGGGCCTGCGTGGTGAAGAAAGCGGCGATCTCGGCGGCGACCTCGGCGGCGCGGATCGTGGCCTTAAGGAATCGGCGGTGGTTGCCGAACGTCCGCAGGCTGGGGGCAAGTTCCGATAGCCCATGATGCTGCTCGGCCCGGTCCTCGTCGAACCAATGGACGACGGCGCTGGCCGGATATCGGGTGGCCTTCGGCATCGCCGTCGTCTGGATCGAGCCGGGGTGGACATCGAGAATCGAATACCACTCGGGGTTGCCCCACTTATCGAAGTCGATCCCGTCGACGCGGTCCGGCTGCAACGGCGTCAGGTCGGGCGTGTGGAGCCGGTCGATGTCCACCAGCCGAAGGTGGACTTTAGCCTTGGTCGGGAGTTTCGGATTGGTGCGGAGCAAACCCAGCGCAGCCCCGTCGCGGATTTTGCAACGGCAGGCCGTCCGCAGCGTGCGGGCGAATTTGGTAGCCTTGCACCACCGCTGCCACTCGGCCTCAAGCTGCGCGTTTCTCGCTTCATTTTTGGTCAGCATTTGCAGCCGCGGACCGGTACCGATCAGGTCGTTGGACTTTTGCTTGACCATCCCCTTGCAATAGCCGCCGTTGCCGGCCTCGTAACGGGCGCGGTTGCGGACGATGCGGCGGACCTCGGGGGAAAGGGCAGCGTCGGCCGAAAGGTTGTCGACCAAGGCCCAATAGCGGCGGTCCTCCTCGGTATTCGTGGCGGAGTCGAAGCGGGCTTGAACGATCCGCTTGGCCATGCGCACGGCCTCGGCCTGAATCCGCCGGACGTTTGTCCGCTTCGGGGCTTTCGATTTGCCGGTCAACCAGCCGAACATCGTTTTATCCCGTCGGGGGTGGGGAAGTCTTCATCATGCGAATCCCGCCGAGTTTTGATTGCGCCGTCCGCTTGCGGGCCAGGTGCTTGTCCAACTCGATCTGATCGCGGAGGCTGTGGCGACCGACCGACAGCCCGGGGATCGAAACGCTTTGCGGCTTTCTCGCCTCGCGCTCGAGTTGTTCGCTGGAGTCCGACATCGCACAATCTCCCTCTTTTCGGCCCATCGAAACTGAGGTAGTGGTACAAAATCAAGCGGAAAACGGGAAAAAGTTACACCCCTAGACATGCGACGATGTATTTCCCGGGAAATACCTCACTTACCCCGGCTCTTTTTCCGTCGTGGTGATCCGCCGGCCGCAGTGCCGGCACTCGCGGCGGCGCATGATGCGCCCTGGACGGGCGCGGGTGTAGATAACGAAAAAGTGACGGCAACCGCAGTTGCGGCAGACCAACCCCGGACCATCCTGCTTGCCGTCCATCTTTCGGTCCCTTGCCATCGATTACCTCCCTGCTCTCCTGGCCCGCTGGAGTTCCGAGAGGGTCATACGCGGCTTTTTGGGCTTCAACCGCCGGCGGCTGGCCTGGGATATGGCCTCGAGCTTGCAGCCCCGCTCAGATGCCAGAACGTGACAACCGACGAAACAGTCGAACAGGTGGTTGTCGGTCCCCGGCTTTTGCTCCCATTCGTCGAGCTTCCGACCGTGCCCCTCGGTATGCGTCGGGGTTTCCGCGGTCAGGTGATCGGCCAGCATCCGATGATCGTTGCTCTTGAAGAGCGAAACACAGCCCGGATCGCCTATCGCCACGCCCAGCCGGGCATGGGCGAATGACTTCCACCAGTTGGTGTCCCAAGTGATGTGCCTGACCTGGCGGTGCTGGACCTTGGGGATGTGCCAGTTGTAATCGCGCTCGAGCCGCTCGCCCCGCTTCTTTTCATACTGCGAAAGGGGTTTGTGCCGCGCGCCGTAGTAATGGCCGTGGCTGGGCAGGAGCAGGGCCGCGTGGATTGATTGCCGGCAGAATTTCTTGACCAGTGACGTAGTCTGCCCCCAGTTGGCGTCAATGCCGATCCGCTCGATCCGCAGCGAGACCCCATCGTCGCGGATGAACTCGCGTTCGGCCAGTTGGTTCGTGATCGCCTTCAGGCCGGCATAGATCGACCCCTCCATGCCGACCTCGCCCTCTTCCCGCCTGGCCACGCTGGCCAGCGTCCGGCGGACCTCGCGGAGCATAAGATAGCTCCGCTTCTGATCGGGGTATGTGCCGTAATCTACGACGTAGCCGGTGAAATCATCCTCCCAGGCCATCACCAGCCAGTAGAGCAGTTCAAGATGGACGTCGATGAACGCCGTCAGGCGCGAGCAGGTTTCGGGGACGTCCCCGCGCTGCAAGCCGTTTTGCTTGGCGGCGATCTGGTCGGCCGTCATGATCCGCCGGGCCGATTCCTCCATCACCGGCTCATTCTGGTATTCCGCGAAGAAAGTCTCTCGATCGCGGTAAAAGAGCTTCATCGCGTGCTCGATCGCGGAGACGTCCTCTTTCGCCTTGCGATGCTTCCAGGCCACCTTGGCCCCCTGGTCCATCGCCTTGCGATTCTTCCGGTAGAACGTGCGGGCCTTCGAGCCGTTGCCGCCGACGGCCAGGTCCTCGCGGAGAATCCGGGCGTATTCGTCCCAAAAATCCATCCGCTTGGGAAACGAATAGATCATCTTCATCCGCTCGCCCTGCCACTCTGGATGCTTTTGGCGGTCGAGCAGGTTGTCCATTACGTCGCCCGTGCGGATCACCGTGCCGCAGACGATGCACGCCGGTATCATGCCCGGGCCGGCCATGCCGAGAATTTTGCCGGTGATGGCCTTTTCCCGCTTGACGCACTCGCTGATGGACCAGGCCGATTCGTCGGTCTGCAGATCGTCGCCGATGATCAGGTCCGGCCGGATGACCGTGCCGTCTTTCAGCTTATGCCGCAGGCCGCGGAGTTTTCCCCCCTCGATTCCCGTCCCGACGATGATTACGCCGCTGGACAGGCTCCCGTCGATTGTGGGGAAAACCAGCTTGCCGGACGTCCTTCTGATCCAGGTCAGTTTTCCCATGCACCGTTGCCCGCTGGCCCGGTTGTTCGATTGCTCCAGCGCGCGGAACGGGTAGACGACCTCTGGGAAATCCTCCAGCAGCAGATCGTTGTTCTCGAGTTCGGAGTTGATGGAATCGACCATCGCAGTGCCGAAATCGGCTACCGCGGCGATCAGGGCGACAAACCGACGGACTCCTTTCAGCGCGGCCCACAAGACGGCCGCTTCGCAGATCGTCGATTTCCCGCTCCCCCGCGGCATGGCCTCGGCGAAGTGGCCGCCGTGCAGCACGGCGCGCTCGATCTTGGCGATGACCTTCAGGTGATCGTCCGAGAACGGCAGGGGAAATGCGGGAGCGAGATAGGTGGTGCAAAATGCGCGGAGCGAGGCGAGGCCCTTTTTACGGCGCTTCGGGTCCTTAATCGGCGGAATCGGGCCGATGTCGCGTCCCTGCCGAGCCTGCTCTTTTTGAGCCTCGGCCATCCGCTCTCGGTGTCGACGATATGCTTCGCTCTCGGCCATCTTCGATAATCCGCAGCACCGCCAACCGGCACAACTCGGCCAGCGGGGTCTTTTCGTTGCCAAGCCCCAGCGGCGCCAGGTGCGCCCTGGCGGCGGCGACCTCGGCCGAGGCCGACGCTTCCGGCGATGGTCGATCGACTATCTCCTTTTGCGGCGGCGCGGCCGGCGTTCGGTACAGGTCCAGCAGCCGGTTCAATTCCTTTTGCACCCCCAGGGCCGTCTTGGCGTCCTGGACGGCCAGGGCGCGGCGGTAGATGTCGTTGAGCCGCACCAGGGCCGTCCCCAACTGGTCGTCGCGGTCCCAGCGGGCGGCGACCTGAATCCGCATCCGCGCCTCGGCGAGGGCCGACGAGGCCGCATCGCCGGTCAGGCCGAGTTTTCCGACCGCCTCCTCTACGGCCGACCTGGCGAGACCCGAGACCAGCAGCAGGACAATCTTGTCCAAAACCTCCTGCGTCGGACCCTCCGCCGCGTTTTCTGAC